GTTGTAACTATGTTTACACAGAGGCCGTTGTTTTGGATTTCATAAGCGTATCCCATTTTATCAAAATGGTTCAAGATCAACAGAATGCTAACAAGCGTTCCAATAAAAGCTGTATCGAAATCACCAGACGGCAATCCATAGTTCGCTACATATGAAAAGTACTTGTTGGCAGATTCAATCTTCCTAAATGGAACTCCATTCTTGTCACTTCTCAGGTGATTAATGAATTCCATTTCCGGGTTCAAAGCGGCTTGCACTTCAAAAACAAGCTTCATGCATTCCGTGTTCACATGACTTTCAAAAGATTTCATGTCAGCAGAAGCGCAGTATTTGAAATGCGAGTTGAACGTGGCTATGTGGGAGGCCCAATTCTTGGCACTCTGCCCCTTGGCTATGCACGGCACGCCATTCAACTTCAGTTTGTAGAGATCTTTTTCAGCTCCATGCAAACGTCTGCCGCCTTCAATATTGAATTCTGGTCCTGCATCGTATATGTTTCTTGGCTTCATTTTCTTCGCGTTCTTGCTACATTCCAACTTCGTGAACGGAGTAACTATGCTTTCTTTCAATCCATTGTCTTTCAAATTTTCTATAGCAGTTTCATACAAGATGGTCTTGGCCTTTGAAAAGTGCTTGTGCTCCATGAACTCCTCGTACGAATCCGTGTTGTAATTCGCCTTTGGGAACAGAGAAAGGGCAAGCTCTTTCTTCGCAGCCCAGGATCCCAGTACGGGTTCGCACAGCACATTGCATGTTCGCTTCATAGTGGCTATCAGCAAGCTACAAGTGCAATTGTTGTAAACGATTGGTTCGCTCCAATTCATGTTGGCATTGTCACACTTGAAGCAGTCGACTTTACGTTCTTTCTGATCACATCCTCGAAAATAGATTTCGATGGATGATTGTCCCTTACGCACATACCTTACTCTCCTATTTATGCACATTTTCCCCCAATTCACTCGGTGTCGCACTACCTCGTCTTCTCCCACGACACGCGAGATCTTGAGTTCCCTTAATTTTAAATTGAGTTTTTCCAACGGTATGGGTGTGATCAAACGTAAATGTTCCACTGCTTGAACATATTCCTTCATTGTCACTGTTTCATTCACTAAACCTTCAATCATCCGATTGAATTGCTTGTATGTTTGAGCGTTCTCTGCTAACCAATCATTGGCCAAAGAACAACATTTTACTACTTCAGTTTTACTTACTAAAAATTTTTCTCTTGTCGAAGGACTTCCGCAATTTTGCGTTCCTTCGCTAACCTAATTACTTGATCTACGTTTTCACCATAAACGATCTTATTTATCTTGACATTATCGGCCGTGGCTTCGATAGTCTTGTCCTTTATTGCCCTCTTCACCAGCGTTGTACGGTCGTTCAAATCACAATTCCCAGATAATAGTTTCTGCAAGATTATGTCTTTTTCGCCCAACGGAGTGTCATTGGCAATGATGTCCTTGATGATCTGTAGAGTAGCTTCGACTTGGTCTTTGCTCACCACTTCAACATGGAATGTTTCCCTTATATATGTTGAAAGGTAGCCTTTGCCAGTAAAGTACGAAGTACAAAACAAGTAGCTTAGAA